GCAGGTAAGAGAACTGATCCAGAAGGGTTTGTTATTCATCATGAAGGAGAACCATCTAAATTGGTTAATCGAGAAGAATTCTCAAAAGCAAATTTATCAAAGGTGCGTTAATATGGCTAATTTAAAACCTGTAGTTACTGCTTTTGGTAGAATGAATCCGCCAACAACAGGACATTTAAAATTAATTCATGCTGTTCATTCTGTTGCAGATAAAGAAGGTGCAGACCATTCGATCATAGTTTCTGGTTCGCATGATCCAAAGAAAAATCCATTAAGCGCAGAACAAAAATTAAAACATCTTTCTAGATATTCGCCTAAAACAAATTTTACTGCTGCTGATACAAATTCTCCAACATTATTGCATCATTTATCCAAATTACATGATGCAGGTCATAAACATTTAATTTATGTTGGTGGATCTGATAGGACTAAAGATATGGAAGATTTGATTAATAAATATAATGGTGTAGAAGGGAAACACGGATATTATAATTTTAAACAGATAGAAGTCCGTTCAGCTGGTCATAGAGATCCAGATTCAGAAGGAACTGAAGGTATGTCTGGAACAAAAATGAGGGAACATGCTAAAACTAACGATTTTGAATCATTTAGAAAAGGTGTTCCTAGTAACGTTTCAGATGAACATGCAAAAGAATTGATGCACGATGTTCGTTCTGGTATGAATATAAAAGAATCATATGTTCAAGGGTTTTTACATAAACTGAGATTACTGTAAATGCAAACTAATCAAGCTATTTTTATTATTGGAAGTCCAGGTTCTGGAAAAGATGTTGTAATTAGAGATATTTGTTCCAACTTTAATGTTGTTGAATTTGCATCAACTCAAATTGATGAAATGTTATCTAATGATATTGCATTTAAAAGGGCAAAATTTGAAAAACAATATTCTTTATTAGAGAACCGTTCTATTTTAGTAACAGCAAATTCATATGATTTAAATTTTGTTTTAACTAAAAGTGTTCTTGAATCAGTTGGGTATGTAACACATCTGATTTTAGTGGAGGCTGATTTATCTACATCATACGATAGATTGCACAATAGAAAAAATTTAAAAGAATCATTTGATAGAATTGCAATGGGTAATTCTAATAAAACATCAATAATTGGGTTATTTCCATCAAATATTGTTATTAATAATTCTCAAGTATTAGATTTATCTGAATCAAGAGAATATGTTTCTAGTATATTAGATGATTTAACTTTTAAAACAAATTTAACTTTAGAAGATATTACAAAAGTTAAATTAAAGAAAAAATTAGTAAAAGGTACTGTTCCTGGGGATAGCGTAGATAATAGAGGTTTAACTCCTGGAACTTGGTCATCATATATTGGTGTATCAGAATCTTCTGATGTTTATTCTTGGGATTTATCCCCAATTGCAACTGGTCCTATGCAACAAGTAAAATCTAGTTCATCTGATATGCGAAGCGATCAAGATAAAGAAAACACTAGAAAAATTTTAAATAAAACAAAGGCTATACTTTTTAAAAAAGTAGCAGTTCCAAAATCTATCGAATAAGGGAATAATAATGGATTTAAATGGTATTAAAAAATTATATTTAGAAAGAGAACTTACTAAAGCTGAATTAAAAAAACGAGAAGAAATTGCTAAGGCTATGGAACGAGAAAATCCAGGAATGGGTTCTACTCCAGAAGGTATGTCAAAAAAAATGGCAATTGCAACTGCTCAAGCTAAAAAATGTTGCGAAGAAGCTGAAGATTTACAAGAAGTTTCAAAATATGATGCTGTTGTTACTTATTATAGAAGTTTAGGTTTAGATCCATATAAATTACGTGGTCCAGTAGGAAAACAAATTAGAGCAAAAATTAAAGCCTCTCCTGCATTTCATGCATGGGCTAAAATTAATAATTATGAAAGCGTTGAAATGCCAACATTATATAATACAATAAAAGAAATAAAACAAGATAATCTTAAAGGTAAGAAAGGAGAAGTATTATTTTTTGGTTACCCAGATTTTAATGCTAATACATCTAATTCTGATCAAGAGCAAGCTCAAACTGATAATAATTTCTTAACTCCAAACTAATATATATAAATATTATATAAACCTTAACTTATTGGTATATAGATGAAATCTTTTAAAGCATTTTTAAATGAAAAATTTTTAGCAGCTCCGGTTGTTGATATCGAAACTCCAGCAACAACCGATATTTCTATTCCTGAAATAAAAAATCAATTGAATAGAAATATTGATTTGATATTTAATCAATCGTTTGTTTCTATTGAACAAGCAATTTCAAAATTAAGTAAATTGTTGGCGATGTACAATTTAGATATACCTCAGGTAGATTCGAATGATGTGAAGTCTGATTCAATTCAATTAACTGTTGGTCATCGTAACGTTAAATGGGATGAATTTGACGGAAAAATTAACGAAACTAATCCTTACATTTTAAAATTTTCTTACAAATTAATTGATGGATTGTATAAATGTTCTGCTAAAATAGAATAACTTTTAAATTTTATGGGTAATTATGGATAATTTGACTGATGATAATTTTTTATTATTTGCTGCAAAACATTACATTTCAACACATTATTCTACGTTTGAGTTTAATTCAGACTTAAAGAGAATAACTTATATTAAAAGGTTGTTGAGGAAATATAAAAAAAGTGAAGAATTAGCTGAACGATTAATTTTAAATCATTTAATATTATTATTTAATGTTTTTGGACCTACTTGTGCAGTAAATAAAATGCTATTTTTTAAATTAGATGCTGAATATTACCCAGCATTAAAAACATTTTTGATTTATTTGAATAGAATGTCTGAAGAAATAGAAATAAATAATAATAAAGTTATTTCTTCTGATATTCCTATTGATATGGATATCGCGCACATATTAAGGCAATTATGAAAACATTTAAACAATTTTTAGAAGAAGATGGGGCAGCTGCTGGTATCGGAGGGACTCCAACTAATAGTGTTGGTGGAGGCGCAATTGCTGGTTGTGGAGTTGGTCCACAAGGGGAACCAGGTGTTTCTAAGAAAAAGAAATCAAACCCTGTTATAGCAACATTTACAAGGAAGTCTAATGGATAAATATTTAAATAAAATAACATCAATCATTGATGAACAGGGGTTTAAAAGAACTCATCAATTTAAAATTAATGAAATTGAACTCTTAGAATCGTTAGAAACAAGTATTGATGACATTTTACTTGAAGTAACAAATTCTCCATCTAATCCGCCAACTGAAGCAAATGATCCTTCTACTAAAGAAGGAATTTCAAACTCAACTGCTAGTGAATTTTTTTCCAGGGCAAGAGCTTTAGCTACAACAACTCATTTTGCTCATTTAAGTACTGATTCTTTTTCTGAGCATTCTGCTCTTGCTACATTTTACGAAGAAATTATTGAATCAATTGATTCATTTTGTGAAGCCTATATTGGTTTATATGGTAAATTTATTACTTTACCGCCAATTGCTCCTCAAATGCAATTAGCTGTTGATGCTATAATTGAATTTAGAACTTGGATTGCTAAAAACAGAATTTTAATTACTGATGATAGTTCGTTACAGAATATAATTGACGAAACAGTTGAGTTATGTAATACAACTGTTTATAAATTACAAAAATTAAGTTAATTGGTATTTTGATATGTCTGTTGTTTTCAATGATGTAAATAGTAATTGTCACCATAATAATTCAACACACCCAAGTGAGGCGATTTCGTCAATCATTGATTACAATAGATGCGAAAGATTATTAGATTCTATGGAAAAATATTCTAAAAAATTAGATATTTTAGTAGAAAAAACTGCAAATATAGAAAAGACATATTTAAGGGATAAAAATGGCTGAAAGAATGGAAACTTCAATCTTAACAGATTTAAAGGTAGAAATTGCCATGTTAAAACAGGAAGTTTCGTTTATCAATAAACTTTTTGAAAAAATGGACACATTAATTAATAAAATTGATGCTCAACATGACACGTTAGTTGATAAGACAACAAAGGTTGAATCAAACCTTACTTTCACAAAAGAAGAATTAACAGAACTTTATTCATCCCTTGAAAAATCAGAGAAAGAACTGAGCGATAGAATTAATTCTATCGAAAAATTGATTACAAGAGAAATTAAAACTCTAGATGCAGATTTGAGTAAAAGAATTCGAACCATAGAAGATAAAACAGGAAGTTTGTTTGAAGCTAAATGGATGGGAATGGGAATTATAGCTGCTATCACTTGGTTGATATCAAATTTAGACTCTGTAAAGAAATTATTTAACTAAAAAGCTTTACAAAAAACCACTTCTATAGTATAATAAGCCTATACTAGAATTATAGGCTTTTTTATGTCAATTTGGATTGATCGAAAATATCTTTTAATGTTGTCCCCTAAGTTGCAACTGTTCAAGCAAAAGAACACCAACTTGTATACATTTCGTTGTCCGTATTGCGGAGACTCGCAAAAAATCCGTTCTAAAACTAGAGGGTTCGTTTATTCTAAAAATAATCAATACTTTTTCACTTGTTTTAATTGCGACAAAGGTACAACATTAAAATCATTAATTCAATTTCTAGACCCGTATCTAGAGAAAGAATACATACTTGAAAATTACAAAGAAAATGCTTCTTTCACAGAACGCAAAGTGATAGAAAAACCTTCTATACCAAAATTTGAAACCGTTGAACCTAAATTAGCTTTACCAACTATCGAATCATTACCCGATGATCATATTGCTAAAAAATATATTTTGAATAGAAAAATTCCTGGATTCAGTTATTCTCAATTATATTATGCTGAAGATTTCAAACAATTTGTTGAGAGTGTTTCTGATAAACACTTAGATAAAACTGGTCCTAGAATTATTATTCCATTTTTCTCGAAATCTGGAGAGTTAATTGCTTTTCAGGGTAGAGCATTAGATGCTTATTCTATGCGATATATAACTGTAAAACTTAATAGAGATCATGAAAAAATTTTTGGTTTAGATAGAATTGATATTACCAAACCAATTTATGTTGTAGAAGGTCCTTTTGACAGTCTATTTCTCCCCAATGCAATTGCTACAGCGGATTCTAATTTAGCAGCTGCTGGAAATATTTTCTCAAAAGATAAATTGATATTAGTTCCTGATTGTGAACCGAGAAATAAAAATATTGTTGAAAACATTAAAAAATTTATAAAAAATGGATTCAATGTTTGTTTGTTACCAGAGACTTTTGGTGCAAAAGATATTAATGATGCTATAAAAAATGGCTTGACGGAACAGGAATTGTTAGGTATAATAACTAAGCATACCTATTCTGGGTTGATGGCTGAGATTGAATTTTTAAACTGGAAAAAGGTTTGAGTTGTGGAAAAACTTGAAGATTTAAAATGTACGCGATTTGATGTTGATGGTACGGAATATTTGCGTGTTAATGGTGTTTGGTTTCAATATACTGAAGAACAATATATACCATTAGATAAACCTGAATTTGAAAAATATTATAAGGAGCACTTTGAACAATGATTACTGATTTTATTCATACTGAATTCTTAAAAGATCAGAATGTATAAATATTTTCTTTGGAGTAATTATGTTTAAAGAAAATAAGTATAGTAAAATTTATTATAAAATTATAGAAATCGCAAAAAATAGAGAATTTGATGGATATTCGGAAATTCATCATATAATACCTAGATGTTTAGGTGGAAATGATTCAAAAGAAAATTTAATAAAGTTAAAAGCACGAGAACATTATATTTGCCATTTATTGTTATCTAAAATGATTGACCATGATGGTATAAAATTTGCATTGCATATGATGACAACACTTAATAAAAATCAAGAAAGGGTTTATAAAATTAATTCTAGAATATACGAATATATAAAGAAATTAAATTCTGAAGCTTCTGTTAATCGTAATAATTATAGGGTATATGAAACTGGTAGATCAAAATATTTTGATCCTATAGAACAAAAATATAGATTTATAAAAGAAGGTGATTTTATTCCTGATTATTTCACTAAGGGTTGGAATTCTGATTTTAAATCTGATATATCGCAAAAAAATAAAAATAGGGTTTATTATTATCACCCGAAAACTCTAGAGGTTAAAGCATTTAAATCCGATCAAATTATTCCTGATGAGTGGATCAAAGGAAATCCAAATGCCGATACTTCTGATCTTACTAAAATAAGAGGAACAAATTATTATCATGATCCTATTACAGGAGAAGAAATTCGGTCTTATAATTGTCCAAATGGGTGGATTGCTGGTAGATCTGTTATTTGGATTACTGATGGAATTAATAATAAACAACATAACAAATATATAACCATACCTTTTGGGTATGTAAAAGGTCGAATAAACAAAAGAAAGGTAAATTAAAGCATGTCAAATAATGTTAAAAATAGTGGAATAGAAGTTAAAATGATTGCAGATTCTTATTTTGATGGTATTGAAAATAGAATTTGTACATTGCAATTGAGGTATCATCGATATATACATCAGGAATTTATGACACATCGTGTATTCTCTAGGTCTGCGTCTAGTTCTAGAGCTATTCCTATTAGCAAAATTATTGCTCAAGTATGGAATGATCCTGCTATGCCAGTTCATTGGGGGGCTAATGTTGCTGGTATGCAAGCTAAATCTGAATTAAGTGGGTTAAAATTAACAGCTGCTAAATTTGTCTGGAAATTATCTGCTAAATTTGCTTGTGTATTTGCTTATGTGTTTAGTAAAATTGGTTTACATAAACAAATCGGTAATCGTATTCTTGAACCATGGCAGTATATTAATGTTATTGTTACTTCAACTGAATGGGAAAATTTCTTTAATTTAAGAATTCATCCTGATGCTCAACCAGAAATTCAGGAATTAGCAAAAGCAATTTATGATGCAATTCAAAATAGTCAACCAAAAAAAGTTGAGCATGGTGAATGGCATTTACCTTATATTACTGACACAGAACGCGAATTATGTGATGAAGATATTCTATTAAAATGTTCAACAGCTCGTTGTGCTAGAGTATCTTATAGCAATCATGATGGATCAAATCCTCATGTAAGAAAAGATGTTGAGTTACATGATCGTTTAGTTGGTTCTGAGCCGTTACATGCAAGCCCAGCTGAACACCAAGCAACTCCAGGCGAATCTGATTTTTATTACAGAAATTTTAAAGGTTGGATTCAATACAGAGATAGAATTGAACAAATGTTATATAATAAAGAGGAAAATATTAATGAGTAAAGTTGAATTAAAAGATTATGAAAAATTTGTGGCTGGTACAATTTCTCCTGCTTCCAGCGATTTCAATTCTTTAATGGTTAGATTAGAAGAACTTAATACTGGATCAAAAGAGTTTGGCGTTAAAATTCCTCAATTGGTTACTGCTTCTGCTGGTTTAACTGCTGAGGCAGGTGAGTTTACTGAAGTTGTTAAGAAAATTTTATTTCAAGGTAAGCCGTTAAACGAAGAAAATGTTTTCCATATGAAACGTGAATTGGGCGATATTTGTTGGTATTTGGCGGTAGCAGCATCTGCATTGGGAACTACACTTGATGAAATTATTGTTATGAATGTTGAGAAATTATCTGCTCGTTATCCTGCAGGATTTGAGATTATTAAATCAGAAGTTCGCGCGGAAGGTGATGTTTAATATGGGTATTAAATTTATTAAATTATCTTTAATTATTATCGGTTATGTTATTAGTTTTGGGTTTGTGTGTCCATTTTTAATTTCGTATAAAGATGATTTTTATGTTATGGGTGGTATTGCTATGATTATTTTAACTCTGGCTACGCTGCCAACAGCAATTAATTATGTGTTAAACTTAGTTAAAGGAAAGTAAATGAAAAAAATTATTATGTTATTGATGTTCTTGTTTATTACTGGTTGTTCTAATGTTCCGCCAGGATATACAGGTATTAAAGTATTTTTAAATGGTGGTGAAAAGGGTGTTGATAGTCAAGTCCTAGGTGTAGGTAGATATTGGATTGGGGTTAATGAACAATTATTCTTATTCCCAACATTTACTCAAAATCATGTTTGGACTCAAGTAGCAACTGAAGGTAGTCCAAACGATGATAGTTTTACTTTTCAAACTAAACAAGGTTTAACTGTTAATACTGATGTTGGTATTAGTTATCATATTGAACCAGATAAAGTAACAACTATTTTTCAAAAATATCGTAAAGGTACTGATGAGATTACTAATCTTGTCTTGCGAAATAGCGTTAGAGATGCATTTAATAAAGCTGCATCTTCTAGAGATATTGAATCAGTTTATGGTGAAGGTAAAGCTGCTTTAGTTGATGAAGTTCTTTCTATTGTTCAAGCTGAAATGAATCCTGTTGGTATTAAAGTAGAGTCACTCTATTTGGTTGGTAATATGAGATTACCACAAACTGTAGTCGAATCTATTAATGCAAAAATTCAAGCATTACAAAAAACTCAACAGCGTGAAAATGAAGTAGCTCAATCTAGAGCAGAAGCTGATAAAGCAATTGCTGAAGCTCGTGGTGTTGCGGAATCTAAATTAGCTATTGCCAAAGCAGAAGCTGAAGCAATTGAGATTAAAGGTGCTGCTTTAAAGAATAATCCTGCTGTATTGGAACTGAATAAAATTGATAAATGGGATGGACAATTACCGCAGTATATGACTGGTCCAGTTCCTATGTTGAATTTTCAGAAGTAATATATAGATAACGTTGAAAGGATATTAGGTGTTGCAGGGATGCAACTGTTTTAATTTTTGAAAAGGAATGATATGGGCATTAGATTATTGACTCCAAAAACCACATATACTGTGGATTATCCGGTAGCAATTGAATTCGCTAGAAAACAACAAGAAATTATGTGGTTTGATTTTGAAATTGAAGTTGAAAAAGATCTTCATGATTTAAAAACAAATTTTATTGAAGCTGAATATCACGGTTTAACATCTACTTTAAGGTTATTTACCAAATATGAAATTTCAGTAAATGAATACTGGAAAAATTATGTTTCGCAGGTTTTTCCTAGACCAGATATTCAACGTATGGCTGATGCATTTGCTTTTATGGAAACAAATGTTCATGCTCCATTTTACAATAAAATTAATGAAGTATTAGGTTTAGATACAGATGAATTTTATGATTCATATCTAGATGATCCAATTCTAGTTAATCGTATGAAATGGATTGGTAAAAGGTTATCCAAAAGAACGACATTAATGGATAAATTAAAATCCGTTGGTATTTTCTCTATGGTAGAGGGTGCTGTTTTATTCTCTAGTTTTGCATTCATCAAACACTTTAATTCTAATGGTAAAAATAAAGCTGTTAATGTAAATGCTGGGATTAATTTTTCTGCAATTGACGAATCTTTACATAATCAAGGTGGTGCATGGTTATTTCGTACTCTACTAGCAGAAGCAATTGCTGATAATCAATTAACACCAGAAGAATTGTTACATCTACGAGAAGAATTAGAAGGAACTGCTAGAGTAATTCTTGAGCATGAAATGATTATTAATGCTAAGAATTTTGAAAAAGGTAGCATTAAAGGTATTACAGAAACGCAATTAAATCATTTTACAGAATCTAGATTGGATATGTGTTTAAAAGAATTGGGTTATAAAGCAATTTTTAAACCTAAGTGGAACCCAATTGCTGAGTGGTTTTATAAAGATTTAGAATCAACTACACTACATGATTTCTTTTCGGCAACTGGATCTGACTATAATCGCAACTGGAAAGAGGCTAGATTTGTATGGTAAAAGAATTATCAATTTATGATGAATTAAGTATAGAAAGAAAAGAGTTACAAGAACAGGGTAAATTACCTAAATGGTGTACAACTATTGCATGGCAGATGTTAAAAGAAAAAAATCTTTCTGCTGAATATCCTGACCTTGCTTCTGTTTATACTAGAATTGCGAAACATGCTGCTAGTTATACTCCGCATCCTGCTGAATGGCAACCTAAATTTTTTGAGTTATTATGGAATGGTTGGTTAGCTGCATCAACTCCAGTATTATCTAACATGGGAACTGGATTTGGTTGTCCTGTAAGCTGTAGTGGTGGATTTATCCAAGATTCTGTTTATGGATTCTATGGAGCTCAACAAGAAGCAGCTGTATTGAGTAAAAATGGTTTTGGCACATCTGGTTATCTTGGAGCTATTAGACCCCGTGGAGCGAAAATTAATGGTGTTAAAGGTGGAGCAAGCGGTGTACTTCCTGTGTTTAAAGATTTTGTTCAAATGTCACGAGATATTTCACAGGGCAGTCAACGACGTGGAGCTTGGGCTGGATATCTTGAAATTGACCATCCTGATTTTTATGAGATTGTAAATTATATCAGTAAAAACCCTGACGATGCTAATATTGGCTGGAATGTAACAGATAAGTTTATCGAACGATTAGATTCTGGTGATAGAGACGCTATTGGGCGTTATCAGGCTGCGTTAAAGTTAAAGATGATAACTGGTAAAGGTTATTTCTTTTTCGTTGATAGAGTTAATCAGTTAAATCCACAGATGTACAAAGAGCGCGGTCTTGATGTAAAAGCTTCAAATCTATGTACGGAAATCACTCTTCATTCTAGCGAAGATTATACATTCTCATGCGTTTTATCTTCTATGAATTGTTCATTATATGATGAATGGAAAGATACTGATGCTGTATTTAATGCAACAGTGTTTCTAGATTGCGTTAATCAAGATTTAATTGAGATTGGTAAAAGTGAACCTGGGATGGAAAAAGTTGTTGCATTTGCTGGGGCATCAAGAGCATTGGGATTAGGTTTACTAGGATTTCATACTTATTTGCAGGATAATTTAATTCCATTTGAATCAATGGATGCATATTATAAAAATATTGAAATCTTTAAACATTTAAATGCAGAATCGTTAAGAGCCTCTCAATGGATGGCTGTAGAATGGGGTGAACCTGAATGGTGTAGTGGTTATGGTGTGAGAAATACTCATCGTATTGCTATTGCTCCAAATTTAAGTTCAGCATTAATTTGTGGTTCTGTTAGTCAGGGAATTGAACCAATCTATAAAAATGCTTATGTTCAAAATACAGCTGCTGGTAAGATGGACAGAGTTAATCCTTCATTATTAAAATTAATGAAAGAAAAAGGTGTTTATAGTAATGCTGCAGTAAAAGATATTATCAGTAATGGTGGATCAGTTCAACATGTTGATTGGTTAACAGATGATGAGAAAGCTGTATTTAAAACTGCATTTGAAATTGATCAAAAACAGATTGTTAGATTAGCTAGTGCTCGTCAACGTTATATTGATCAGGCTCAAAGTATTAATTTCTTTTTCTCGGCTGATGAAGATGAAGAATATATTAGCGAAGTACATAAATTAGCATTTAAAGATCCTTGGATTAAATCACTGTATTATATCCGTTCTGAAAATGGTGTTAATGTGAGTAAAGGTGAATGTTTAAGTTGTCACGGATAAGTCTATGAATTATAAGGAGTAGTTTATGAAAATGACGAAATTTGTATTAACCATAAATGATCAAGAAGTTGTGGTTTCTTTTGACGATGCTGTAGTTCTTTATAAGGAATTGCACGAACTTTTCGGTAAACGAGAATCTGTAATTAATATCAGAGATCCTGCAGATTTCTCTTCAACGGGTAGTCCTAATAGGTTTTAACAGCTTGGCCATTGACTTAAGTAAATTTACTGACTAAATATATGATATTTGAAATTGTTGAATCCGATAAAAAACAACATAGATTATTTTTGTGTAAAAATTGTACAAAATTTAATTGTAAATTACATATTTGTTCTGTCTGTAATTGTTTTATATCAGTGAAAATTAAATTTAAACATACTTCATGTCCTATTGGTAATTGGTAACTAAATACTCTTATTAATATATTAAAAACTACGGATTTATTTTATATGACATTTCCATTATCACCTGCTTCAATTTCTGCTTCGCAA